TTAAAAAAGTAGCCAAAACATTTGGAGGTTTAACAAAAAAGCCATACCTTTGCACTCGCAATTCAGCAATGACATCACAACAACATTCTGAATAACGCAAATGGTTAATATCGCGGAGTGGAGCAGTTGGTAGCTCGCCAGGCTCATAACCTGGAGGTCGCATGTTCGAGTCCTGCCTCCGCAACAAGACATGGTCGAAGTCCTTTATAACATAAGGATTTCGACCTCTTTTCGTTATCGGGCGTTGCGGAGTCTCGGACAGTAGCTCGGACGCTTATTATTAATAACATTGGTTGTCGCCAGACAAACAATGTAAAAAAATGTGCAAATCCGCCAAAAAACCACGATCAGCAAGAGATATAATAGGTTATACCCTTCCACGGCTACATATGACCAAAAACTGGTATGTAGACTTTTTCGCATACGACCCGACAATTGACGGGCTGAAGCGAAAGAAATACATGCTTGACAGATACCAGAAGAAGGAGCGCAAGCACTTAGCCTCAGTGCTGATCAACAACCTCACACAGCAGCTGATGGCTGGCTGGAACCCGTTTCTCAATAATGACAAAGCTCGTAGCTACACGCTATGGGAGACTATCGTCAACCGTTACACCGACTATGTCAATGTATCAGCAAGCAAAGGTCTGCTCAAGAGCAAGACAGCGACGGATTATCTCAGTAGATTGTCAGGTCTTTTAGCCTACTTGGATGAGTCAAAGACCTCTATAAAGTATGTATATCAGTTTGACAAGACTCTCGTGGTTGATTTTTTAGACTATATTGTTTTTGACAAGGAGCGGTCAGCCAAAACGCGCAACAACTATCGAACGTGGCTCTCAACATTTTGTACTTGGCTCGTTGACCGTCAATATATCACCGCTAACTTTATAGAGGAGATAAAAACGATGAAGGAGGAGGAGAAGTATCGTGACAACATGAAACACGAGGATTTGAACAAGCTGAAGGAATACACGCAAGAGAAAAAGCCGGCATTTTATCTTGCGTGCATGATGGAATACTACACATTTATCAGACCTGAAGAGCTGCGCCACATCCGCATCGGCTACATATCTATCAAAGATCAGTGCATAACAATACCGGCAGAGGTGTCTAAAAATCGAAAAGAGCAGCCTGTCGCCATTAACGACAAGCTGCTGAAGGTGATGATTGACCAGGGCGTTTTCAGTCACCCGTCCTCTGACTATCTATTCGGCAAGGACCTCACGCCCGGAGCGGAACCGTTAGCGGTCAACCGCATAAGGCAAGAGTGGGCCCGTGTGCGGAAAGCCCTGAAATTTCCGCAAACATACCAGTTCTACAGTCTCAAGGATAGCGGCATACGTGACCTTGCTAATGCTGAAGGTATCGTCGTAGCACGAGACCAGGCACGCCACACCGACATATCAGTAACAAACAAATACCTCAAGAGCTCGAAGGTCGCAAACGAAGCGACAAAGCACTTTAAGGGCGAGCTATAACATCTCGTAGAAGTAACCGGTTTTAAGTTTACCGATGCCGTCGTTGGACACGTCCATCTCTATCTTCTGACAGACAAATCTGCGGTTATGGAAGATGTAAATCTTAGACGGGTCTGGTATGTCATCGGTCACGAACTTGACGCAATAGAGGTTGTGTGTGTCTATCTCGACGTTAACATTATTGTTATAAGGCATCCGCTCAAGAGATAGCGACACATCCTCGCCAACACCCGTCAGCTTAGGGTACATTCTACTATCTGTCAGACAAATAGGATATCTTGTATAAGTATTGTCATTGCCAAACGTACCACCTTGTACAACCTTACCGTTCTCAAGATCACGCACCCAATCACCACTAAACATCAACCTAATCTTTTCGTCAGCATCCTCCTCGTTAGAGCTAATGTCAGCGCCCTGCATAGCATCCTGCACAGACACGTAATAGTCGCCGTCATCGTCAACAGTCATGTTATCGAGCGATGTGTCCTTGTCATTCGACATAGACGGCATACAAACTATTTTGTTAGGTATGCGGTCGGTAAACGGCAAGAGCATTTTGCTATGTATGCGTTTACGCTGACTCATTGCCACCGGAATCATTTTAAGGTCAACAACATTATCAATCTCTTTGTCGCGCATTATCGGATTAAACAAACCGCATAATGTGCGCTGCTCTGTCTCACCCTTTGACTCCGGACCACCATTCTTCGGCAGCATAGCCCATATATAATAAGTGTAACCGACCTTAAATATTGTGCTCCGGCGCTCTTTGACCGTCATAGCACTCGCCGCGTCTGTCATAGCATCAGTATTGTCATAAGTCAGCACTGGATATTGTTTGAGCACAGACAGCGGGATAAACTCACGCCAATCGCGCACGGTTGAGTCGTCGAAGTCATATTCGACATTTGACGTAGCGAGATTCGACAGTCCGTCCTCGTCATATTCGGCAGAATATTCATCGAGGCAGTCATAACTAACCGCCTCGTTGTTAGTAAGCTCATTAGTAGCGATGATGCTGACAGTCATCGCCACGTCATCAAAAACAAACGAGGCATTAAACAGCTTACGAAACTCCTCTATAAACGTATATACAGACCAATGCGGCAGCGCATGTTTTATAAGGCATGAACGACGAGCGGAAGCGATGTAGAGACGTCGCCATGGGGCGCAGTCATAGTCATTACGTATGACGGTATAGCCCTCAGTTTTGATGATATATGTCAGCACATAGAGGAGGTTCGGCTGAACGGCAAGCACACGCATAAACGGCACAGTACCGCCGGGGAGTTTGTGCCCCTCAAAAGTCAGCTTATCAAAAGTGGCAGCAGCTAAATAGTTTGACATGCAGTCGTGCGTCTCATCGTAGATAGGATAAAACAAAGCGACACCCGGCTGACCGACATTGACGCCATTAGTGAGGTCAACAAGCACCATAGACGGTTTTGTTCTGCAGTCAACACTCGTCACGCCCATCTGCCCATAACGCATAGCATCTATACCTGACGTTATTTTAACATCAGGATAATCAATATCGTCAATATAATGCTGCTCAAATTTGGAGTTGTATTTAATACGTGACTTACCGCCAACAATCTGTAGCTTTACTGCAGAATCGCTGACGGATGTCACTGTACCCTTGCCACTAATAAACAGACGATTGTCAGCAAACAGCTTACAATCGTCAAAGGCGTTCGTCGGTTTGTGCACGTCAAAACGATGCACGTTAGCGAATACAACTTGATTAGCGTGTATCGACATGGGGAATGTTATGTCATAGGTATATGACCCAGAATCCTCGATGTACTGATTAGCATATGTAACCTTAATCTTGTCGGTCGAGGATGGGACGGCGCTCTTGCCGTTAACAGTACAATGTATCATATTTACGTACGAGATTTGAGTTTATAGTAATCATTGAGGTTCTTAGCCACGCCAGTCGGGCCGTCGATATAAACCTTTGCATCGATGCCGGCAGCGAGGATGAGCGACAAGCGGTCGATGACATCACGAGCCTCGCCGAGAGTGGCGTTAAGCTCAGAATTGTCTGTATTGACCGTAACCGAAGGAGCAGAGACCACCGTCGCCCCACCTTGACCGAGAGAACGAGAGATATCAGCAGCAGTAAGAGATGACACCGTATTATTGCGCTGTGCCTCGTCGATGAGTCTGAGCGCCGGGAGGATGTTGCTATTGTTAACCGCATGATGGTTAGCCACGAACTCGCCCTCATGTACGACACCAGCCTCTCGGCGGTAGCTTCGACCACCCGTAAAGCCGCCCTCATAATAGCCAGCCTCTTGCGCTTGCTGTTGTTTTTTGATAGTAGCAATCTGGATGGCACCCGCAGCTGCAGCAATGCCCGCCGCAATGGGAGCAAGCACCATGTTAGCGGGATAAGGCACGCCCTGCATAGCAGAGCCGTATGCAGCGATGGCAGATATAGCGGTCTGAGCAATAGCTTGCGCGACCTGCATAGCAGCCTGTTTGCGGGCATACTTTGTCTTAATCTTAGCCACCTCCTTCTCCTTCTTCTCCTCGAGCTTTTTTGTCTTAGCGGTATTGTTGCCCGCAGCCTCGATGAGCTTCTCGTATTTTTTCTCTGTGACCGTCACCTCGTAGTCGGATTGAGCTGAGTAATACGAGGACATAGCGCTCATCAGCGGCGAGACTGCGTCCATAGCCGCCTGAAATTTAGCGACAAGACCATTACACATGCCACCCGTCGCCTCACCCATAGCAGCCATCGCCTCCTGATGAGAGATCACACCCTCCTGCTCCATAGACTTGATATTGGCCAGCGTAGACTTGTAAATATCAAAATCAGCGGTAATAAAGTCAGTAACGCCCGTGCCCTCAGGATGCTCATCAGACCAGGACGCTTGCGCCTTATTTGACGCAGTTTTGTAAGCAGAGTGAGCGTTACTTTTAAACTGCTCATTTTTTGAGTTGTGTAAGCTCTGCTCAGACTCTTGCTCAGCATATCGGAGTTTTATCTGCTTCATCATCTCCTGATACTCTATCTCCTTCAGCAACCCTTTTTCATGCAGGAGGTCGAGACCCTTGAGCGTTATGCGCTCCTGCTCTCTGACATCCTTAGCAGCCCAATCCTCTTTGTATCGCTCAAGTAAATCGTTATAACGCTGAGTACGGTCAAGCTCTTGTTCTCGCTGACGTTGACTAATCTCAGCCTCGATATCAAGCCACTCTTGCGAGTCCTTTCTATAAAGGGACTGACGTTTTTTGAGCATGTCAATATCATTTTTATACATATCCTCGGCAAGAACGATATCGTCATGATAGAGATCATTATTGATATCTTTTTTTTCATACGCCAGCTGGAGGTCGATTGCCTTGACGGCATGCGCACGCTGAATCTCATCCTCATCGTAGCGGAGTTTTTGTTGCTGATATTGCTGCTCAAGCTCTGTCTTTTTCTTCATCAGGGCTTGAGCCTCGTCAGCGTCCTTGCCATACAGCTTTATCTGCTCATCGAGACCCTTCTGCTTAATATCATATTGCTGACACATAAAATCCTTGTATGAGAGATTTTCGTCAGCGTATCTGCGGTAGTTCTCGACGAGCTCAGCATCGGTGATGGCTTGTTGAGCCTTGACAGCAGCTTTAAGGTCTTTATTTCTCTGCGCCTCTTGACGCTTACGCTCTGCCTCTGCTTTACGTGCAGCCACCGCCGCCTTACGAGCCTCCGCTTGTTCAGCCTTCTTCTCTGCCTCAGACTTGTAATCCTCGATAGATGTTGTTGAGTTTTGCCCCTTGCCGCCGGCAAGAGCCTCGTTAGCCTTGCGCACCTTTTGTAAGCTCTCGGCTTGTTGCTTTTGTATCTCTTGATATTTTTTGAGCCACTCATTTTGCTTGTTCTGCAGATCCAGGATGTCAGCATCATGGTTACGGCTGTAGTTCTGGACATAATCTCTGCTGTAGCCCTCACGCTCAATATATGTCTGTGTAGTCCAACCCTCCTTAAACCCTCTCAAGCCACGTCGAAACTGCCCGCCGTCAAAGCCTTGAGAAAGTGCATTATAACCCTTTTGCGCATAATGTGCGATGTTATTACCCAACGTTTGAAATTGCGAGCGGAAATTTTGTACCATACCACCCCACCAGCTATTCAAATACTCCTCGTCAACATCCTGCTTCTTTCGCTCAAGCTCCTCGACTTTTGACAGATACACACGAGCCTTGGCTTGTGCGAGGATGGAGTCGGTGAGTTTATCAACAGCCTCACGAGCATTGTTAGACAGTGAGTTCTCGAGCGTGAGGTTATTGAGATACTCAGGGTATTGAGATTTTAGTTTTTTCAGCGCCTCGGTACGCACATCATCAGATGCAGACTTGTCTTGGACAAGCTTAACGAGACTTGAGAGCTCGGCAATCTCAGAGCGACATTCAGTAGCCGCCTCTGCGTTAGCCTTATTAAGCTCACGCTGCGCCTCAATAGCCTTGTCAGTTTTAAGCGTATACGTAACAATAGCGGCAGTAACAGCCACCATCGCAGTAAGAGCAGCGGCGTAAGGATTAGCGAGTATAACCTTATTCCACAGCTCTTGAGCAGCTGCAGCTAATGTTATCTGCCTTGTGCAAGCTTGCACAGCGATGTTATATGCTATCTGCGATGACGTTGCGAGACCATTATAAACAGCCTTCATCTTGTCAACAGCAAGAGTCTTTAGCGCTGCGACTCTCTTTGCAGTCTCAGCTATCTCTGCAGCCTTAGCTGCGAGAGTATAAGCAACGATACCAGACGTGAGCACGACGAGAACCTTCCAGTATTTGAGTGAAAAGTTAGTGATAACACTTAGACTCTTAACGAGCAAGCTGCCCGCGCTTATTGTATACTGGACGACCGGCAGCAGATTCTTACCGAGTTCAACCGTCAGCTCATGAAACTGATTTTTAGCTTTTAAAACCTTACTTTGTATTGTACCGTTTTGCACATCAAACTCCTCAAGAATTGACGTAGCTTTTTTATAAGCATCAGTCGCAATCTCCTGACGTTGTCTCAGATCGTCGACCTTATCAGCCATTGTTGTAAGCACCGACACTGCACGCTGGCCGTCAAGACCCATATCGCCAAACATCCTACCAAGTTGGTCGAAACCACCCTTAGATTTAAGGTTGTCCATCAAGGTGATGACAGCCTTATTCATATCGGTCTTTACAAGCTCAGTAAACGTCTTGACATCAACGCCCGCCATCTTAGCAAATGTCTTTGTATCAGTAGCCATCTTTGTGAGGAGCTGAGAAAAAGCTGTCGCAGCCATCTCATCCTTCTGCATGTTCTCGTCAAGGACGGCGCCATAGCCCATTATTTGAGCTTGTGTCAAACCGACCTGCTTGCCTACGCCAGCAACACGAGCAGTAAACTCAACGAGGTAGCCAGCCGAGGCGGATGAGTTCTGAGCCAGCTCGTTGATAGCCGAACCCGTCGCAAGCATGGCACCACGCAAGCCGAGGCGGTCATCCTCACCGAAAGCCATAGCCAGCTTGCCCACTTTCTCGATCGCGCCATCGCCGAGATCATCACCAAGTGCGACTTGTATCTTATCCGAAACATCAACAAAATCCTGAATGGCACTCTCCGACGTTATACCAAGACGGCCGGCAGACTCGGCGAGCTCGTTTAGCTGCTTGCGTGGCGTAAATGTATTTATGTTTTTGAAGGACTCGTTCATCTTTGTAACCTCCTCCATGGACTGCCCAGTATACTTGCGCACGTTGCTCATCTCCTGGTCCATCTCGGTATATGCGTCAACACATTGGCGGATGGTACTTGACAACCCCGTTATAGCACCTATGCCTTGAGTTATAGCCCCCCAATTATCATTAAGAATTTTGACGGACTTGCCAAACAGCGATGTAGCAGTCTGCTGCTCACTATTCACTGCAGAAATCTGAGCCTTGAGCGCCTTAGCCTTGTCATTGAGTGCGTCAAAAGCCTCAGAGCCCTGCTTAGTGTCAGCAAGGCGCTCATTGACGATCTTCAGCGAAAACTCAAGGTCACGCAATGACGAACCGCTTATATTCTTAAGCGTAGCATCTATCAGATTGTTCTCACGTGCGAAATCAGCCGCTGACCTTTTAGCTGCAGCAATCTCCTGCTCATACTTGTCAATAGTCAGATTAGCCTCTTTTTGTGCTGCATTAACTTGTTGTATGCGCGACTTGATGCGCTGAAGGTTCTCGGACGCTTGTCTAAAAGCATCGGTATCTGGTTTTATGTCACCAATCTCCGACTGAAGTTTATTTGCTGCAGCTGTCAACTCATTAAGCGAGGCACCATCTATATCACTGAGAACACGCTGAAGGTTAGCCGTAGCATTGTTAAGCTCTTGCATCTCCTTTTGAGATTGGACGGTCGAGTCTTTGAGAACATCCATTCGGTCTTTACAACGCTGTAGTATTTTATTCAGTTCATTGTATTCATCAGGGCTCGAGACTTGCTTCATCGCTCGACGCACCTCACGCGCAGCTTTCTCGATGTCGCCGAGCGACGCTGTTGACAAATTATTTACGGTATCAATTGTTTTTGACACGCTGTTGCCATAAGCCTTAAGGCTCGCCTCTGCAGCCTTAATCTGCTTATTAAATTTGTTGATATCCTTTACTGAGGTGCCAGGATCACGCAGCGCATCAGCTTTTTTCTTCTTGAGATCATCAAGACTTTTCTGAAGAGCGGCCATCTCGTTTTTCGCCTCTTGAGCATTGAGGCGGATAATGGTCTGAAATGTCTGTGTTGTTGCCATAAAAAAGTGCTATCTTTGATTTAAAATCAAAGGTAGCACTACAAATTCTCGTTTTAAAATACACCAGCCCATAAAGACAAATCATATGCTGTATTTGAAATATGGGTAAAATTTTTTATATTTTGTTGAGCTTCAGCTATCCATCTGTCTATTAATACAACTTGACTTGAATCGTAACCAAAACGTTTGACGGCTTTATCACGCAGTCTGCCAAGATATCTAAGCCGACGATTAAGTCGCTTTGACTCTCTTCTTGACACACGAAATAGCCAAGACGCACGCTTGACAAAGGCATAAATCTCTTTACTGTCAACAATCTTTGATTTATTTAAATTTCTTTTCAATTTACGTGTTGCATTTTGAAACAATACAACAATAACGAAAAATAAGAAGAAAATCCAGTAATGTTCAGATAAGATTATCATAATAGCAGACGATTTAAGTGATTACACCGCAAATATACTAAAAGTATTCGATGTAGCAAAGCCATTGAGCAAATTTATTGTCTGCGATGTATCAGCCAGATGAGCAGCTTTATTATAACAGATATAATGACGCCATAGAAAACGATATCAAAACTCAGTTTATACCGCTCCCACCATGTTTGACGCCTCTCAACCGGCACCGGAACCTGCGTAGAGTCAGACCTAAGGACAAACTGAAATATCGTGTCTGTCTTGTAGCTTATGCGGTCGCGACACTTATAGACGTTATGCGTCTTATAGACAGTGTCGCCCCTGACAAACGTCTCAACAAACACGGAGTCGAGGATGCGGAAGGAGTCGACTCGTAGGTTTGTTTTATAGAGCGTGTCGGTGTTATGCACGACACGCTCTAATACGACAGACTTGTTAGCCCTGCACCCGACGAGCGAAAGCAGTATGACGGCAAGGACACCGAATGTAGTCAATCGAAATAGCCTCATACGCATCACTTAATGTGTATGACATTATTGACGTGTTTGCCCGGCGTCGAGATGTGCACCCAGCTGTAGCCGTACTCATCGATGAGCTGACCGACGTTTATCTTGCCCGCACGTACAAGTGAAGCAGCTGTCTCGAAGAGAGCCTTATTGTCCTCAGACGTATTGCTGAGAGTGCGGATATCAGCTGCCTGACCAAGCATGTGCTGCGATGTACGTACGCCGCCCACCGCCTTGTTAACAGCAGCACAGCGGAAACCGCTGTTAACGATGATAGGATGACCGAAAGCCTCACGGAGAGGTTCAAGAACAGTCTCGGCAAGCAGCTTGAGATTAGCCATCTCAGACTTGTTAGGCGTGTTGTCGATTGAGAGATTGCGAGCAGCAGTAGAGCGTGTAAGCTCTTCGACTGTAAAATGTTTTGTTAACTGCATAAAATAAAATTTAGATATGATATTAATCGCGGCTTATCGAGAGATATTCTGACAGCCCCGGAATGCGCTCTATAAACTTAAAGCGCAGGAAATAATAAAAGAAAGCGACAATCTGCCACGGCGTTGTGCCCTTTTTGAAAATCTTCTTTAGATTTTTGAGTATGTTAAGAGCGTAGAAGTACAGCACGACGTAAGTAACAAAGCTCACACACTGCATAGCGCCGTCAGGCTGATGCTTCATTTGACCGACAAAATAAATAGCACAGCAGAGAACAAAGAACACAGTAGCCTCTGCGACACATCGTAGAGCCTTTTTGATATCAAAATCCTCATGACTAGCTATCATGCCCGAAAGGTAGCCAAACAGAAAATTGAAGAAGAAGACTATCATGAGCGATTTTAGTTCGCCCTCGATAGGCTGGAGGAAGGCGAGCACGGCGAGTGCTATGCCAACGAACAGAGAACGGATATTTTCAATCATAATCATATTTTTTATTAAACATCCGCAAAGTTAAAATTAAACATGAAGAAACAAAAATACGGCATACCCTTTAAAAAGAGTATGCCGTATAACCTATAAATTAAACGATGCCGAGCCACTTTTTTGCTTTTGCAGTAGCGGCATCAGCAAACGAGCAATACGCTTGCCACTCCTCCGCATAAGCTTCAGCGTCCTCTTGGTGATGACGCTGAAGAGCGAGCTCATCGGACACGGTATAACGTGTGCGGATGATAGCGTTAGCGACCTCATGATGGTCGGTCGGGTCTGAGCATGGCACGATAAAACCTCCATCGCGCTCCTCACCTGTATAGATATAAGCCTTAAAAGGCGACGGAGCGTCATTGTCAGCCGTTTTCTCAGGCTGAAAATTATCCTCAACGCGCTCGTCTGGATATATGATGACGCGCTCGGAATCGTAACGTAACAAAGTTCTCGGCTGCTGATATACAGCCGTGTAAGTCATCTTAGGCATACTATGTAAATTTAAAAAATGTTTGACCATTTTTGCCCTCAAACTGTTGTATCACCGTTGGCGCTGGCAGATCCTCGCGTGAGAAGTCGTTAAGCGCCTGATCAATCAAAACCTTTGAGCCCGTGTAGGCATAAAACTCAGCATCGAGCAGCGTAGGATTGCCGGCACGGTCACGAGCTTTCTCAAAGATGTACGACTCTCGTAGAGAGCCGTCTGCAGCCTCAGTCTGCAAAGTCTCTATGATTTTTTTAAAGCGTAGAGCCAAGACCTTCCCGGCCACCACCTTTGTAATCTCCTGCATATTGCCGGTCGAGTCAGGTACGGTGACCGTAACCTTCTGACGGTCTATCTTAGACTCCTCGATTTTATAATCTTCGAGATATATTTTTTTATCCCAGGTATCTGACTCTACCCCCCCCAGCCTGTCCGAGAACAT